GAATCATATAGTGCCACATCATAACTACCTGCATCGTCATCTACCACTAATTGCACTCCACTACTTAGCGTAGCAGTATTCAAATTGTAAATACCAACACCAACACTTACCCACTTATTTTGAGTTGTAACATTCGTATAAGGATTATCTATTGTATAGGTATCAATCAAAGAGCCACTAGGCAAATAAGTATTAATCTTTAAGTAATCTGAATTTAAACTTGTCGCATTTAAAAAATGTAATTCAGCATAACCGTTTCTCCTAGCCTTTAATGTACGAGGCGAATTAGTTAAAAACTTTATATCGACACTTGGCGAACCAACACCCGAAGCGTACTGCTCATAATCGTAATCGTAAAATTGATTAAACGATAACGCCATCATTAACGCTACCTGAGTAGATGTAACCGTTAAATTAGTATAGGTAGTGCCTCCATAAATTTCTCCAAACTTCAAAACATAATTAACGTAATGGCTACGATGTAAGTTAAACCCATTATCACCCGAATCTGCTAAAGTAACAGAAACGTAATCGGCTAACACTCTCGAAAGGTCGAAATCACCATAGCCATCTGAATCAGGAAATCTTTTTAACCTAGCAATGTAACTAACACCGCCATTAACGTACACATCACAGATGTATTCAAAGTTAGGTTGCGCTATATTATTACTTTCAACTATCCACCTATTCTGATTGAATACTGGTTGAAAATCCTCAGGTTGTCTCTCTATCGTTACACTCATTTATTTAATATATCAAAAATTACTTTTTCTATTTGCTTCTCCATATTGCTACGCCTTCTTTTCAATGTTATGTTATAAAAAGACTTAGGTTGCAATCCTTTTTTCTTTATGCTCTTAGCTATTGGATATGCTGCATCCTTAGGTATGCCTTTATTCCTACCCCACTTCTCAATAGCCTTAACGTGTTTGCTCGAAGGATTCTCATTTCTAAACTTATAAAACTTGCCAAACTTATTTTTTTTAGCATTGGCACTTTGCTTCTTACCATTAACCCCACTATCCACGTAATCATAATAATCCTCTAACTCATAACTAATCTCAAAGAAATTATTCTTTTTAATTACTTTGCTCTTTATCGACTTCGCTAACTTACCGCCATCAATGGACCAACTAGATAACCACCCTCGCATCTCCTTAACGGATGCCTTACCTTCTTTTTCAAGATAATCTTTGAGCGGCTTTAATCTGTCTGTCTTTGAGGGCATCTTTATATTTTAGATATATTAAATGTTGAAAACAGGCTAAAGCGTTTTTCTCCGCAACCTTCTCCATATCGATAAACGATTCACCTGAGAGCCTATCCAAGACCTTATACCAACTCCACTGCTCATTATCCTTTTCCTCAACGGTAAGTTCTTCTTCAGTTCCTTTATCTCCTTGTTCATAGCTTTCAGGGAAAAACCTACGGTAAGTTCCTGCCCGAAATTCGAAAAAAAAACCGATGCTGAATACACATCTGAAACTTTCATTTTATCCATTACCTCCGCCCTCTCGTCAATTTTGCCATCGTACTTGTCAATAACTAGCTTACCTTTTACTTCCGTTGCAGGTAGGTAAATAACCGCTAATATTTTATGCAAGTTAGATTTCCAATCCTTACCGAGCATCTCAATATCTATCCATTGACCTAGAGTAAAGTATTTAAAATCATTGATAGCGTATAGTTGACCATCAATAGTAAAATTGTTTGAGTAACCTAACTTAGGCAAATCATTAATAAACTCTAATGACTTATTGACTTCATTAAGATAGGTAGCACTTAACCCTCGTATCGTTTCAGGGTCAGTATCTGAAAGTATTGAAGCCACATCGATAGCGTACTTCATTTTGTTGGTTGTATCTAACTGGAGTATCTCACGTAATTGTGATATTGTTACTTCACTCCACGATTCAGGTATTATTATTTTTTTCATAGTTTCTTTTTTTTTCCAAACAGATAACTCGTCTGCAAATGCATCATTAGGTTTATATTCCATATTACATTCTAAATGTATAATCAAACTCTTTTCGTTTTCCCTTTTTCAAATAACATTCATAAGCAATAGCAGTACCCATTACACCGTCATCGTGAAACCCATTAGGTGCTGAATATCTTACATTCCTTGTCTTAGGATTATACTCATAAGTAAATACATTCAATTCGTTTATTAACCATTTCTCATCTAAGAACGATATATCCTTATTTGAATTACCCACAATCATTTGTTCAATTATATCCTGTTTACTTTTAGTGGTTGTTTGAAAGGGATGCACATATCCAGTATATTGGTTTTTGATTTGCTCAAAGATAGGGTCGCCTATCCCATTAACCTCAATCATTAGTTCAGGTCTAAATCGATTTAGAACTTCTAACACTTGCTTAATTATATTAGACCAGTCCATTTGCCTCCACCTATTAATATAACATTGCTTACCGTTATCATTAAATATTGAAAGTACCGTATAGTCATCCGCCCTACCTACGTCTAAACCTGCAAAGCAATTTTTAGTTATTTGTTGGTTATTATCAATGTTTAAATCTTTAAACACTCCTGCTCCACCATCAATAAACTCTGCTAAGTATTCCTGCCTAAATACATGCTCGGGTAATGTTCGCATAGCATCGTCAATCTCTACTGGGTTAATTAAAGGATTGTCATACGAAGTCATTTTGAATGATCTATACTGAGTATTCTCAGTTTCTAGGTTGTATATCTGATAAAAATGATTCTTACCCTTTGGAGTGGATATTAGTAATACCTTTTTACCTTTTACTAGAACAGTTGCACGAAGTACCTCAGTCCAAGCCTTCTCGTCCATAAATGCGAACTCATCACATACCAAGTAATCAAATGTAAAGCCTCGTATATTATCGTATCGCTCTGCTGAGAAAAACTGAATCGTTGAGCCAGTTAAATATTCTATCACTAATTCACTCTTATTTACTGACTTATATATCTCAGGTCTTTTAGCGAACGCCTTGTGCATCTCTTCAAATACCTTTTTAGATTGTTTATAAACAGGAGATACCCACGCACATTTTGCGTTCTTATTATTCAAAGCCCAAAACAATAACTGATTTAACGCAAGGAATGTTTTACCGAATTGTCTACCGATAGATAAAACATAATACTTGTGGTCATCCTCATTGATTGACTGGTGAATCTTCTGTTGGTTCTTGTGTGGTGTGTATAGTATTGCCTTTGCCAAATTCTGCGGTAAATTTCATATTTCCTGTAACTTTAATATCCTGTTGCTCGATATAGCCTCTACTCTTAGCCTTGCACTTTAAATAGAACATTGTAGATAAAGGATTGCCCTTTGCTATCTGTTTATGTAGTTGCGATTCGGCAAAGTCCATAGCCACGTTTTCAATTTCCTTAACCGCCTTTCTATATTCCTTATCCTTTTGATACCACTCGTAATGTGTACTACGAGCAATGCCAACCGACTTACAGGCAGTAGTAATTATGCCGAGAGACTTTTCAAGAGCCTCAATCATAGCCTTTTTTAATATGTCCGAATTTGTTGTCATTTTTTTTATTTGAGCGTGGAGATGGAATCGAACCTCTCCTTTAAACTGGAATGTTTAATGTGCAACCTTTACACTATCCACGCTTGTTGATTTCCTTTCTTGCAAAGATACTTTTTTTCCTTTATACATACCTGCTCCTAATTCATCTATTTTTGAAAATGGAATTATCGGAACTGTAATTTTACATTTTTTATCTATTAGATAAATGTATTTTAATTGATGTCCTTTTACTTTTTCCCAATTTTTAAAATCATATTCATTACCATTATGAAAAGCTGTAATTTTATGCTCAACTTTTTTATTAATAGGATTTATAGCTAATTGTGAATTTTCTTTAATACCTGTTAACACAAAGCCACTTGCTCTGTAAATTGTACCGTCTCCACATTGCGTACTATCTGCAAAAGATATAATCCATTTTATTTGTGGTGCATTTTTTTTAATCAATTTAATGCTTACTGCAATACATCTACTCTCTGAATTTTTAGGTAAATAATCATCAAAAGCCATTCTATTTAATTCTATAAACTCGTGCCAACCTGTATCTGCAACTAATGGCTGTATTAAATCTTTTCGCATACTTCCACCATAACTCATTACTCCGTGCAATTTTTCATCTAAAAAGCAACCAAAATGCAATGTTGAGTTTGGTACAACCTTGCCTGAGTAATGATGTTTTTTTACAAACTCATTAGCAATTTTACTTGGTATTACCTTTACAATTATTTCTTTTGCTCTGCCCATTGCATAATGATTAAATAAAGAGCGTTTCCATTTGAGTTTTCATTACCCATTGTTTCAGCATATTTATACTCTTCAGTTTCTTTTATATCTGATATTGCATTTTTAATTTGCTCTGCCTGTTCATCTGCTAAAGTAAAAGTCATTTGTTGAAATGGTGCTTTGTCGCCATCAGGTAAACTAAAATCAGTTCCTAATTTATTAGCATTTAAATCAAATCCTGGTAAATCTAATCCCCACTCTTCTAAACTTTCTGTATCCCATTCATTTGCCAATATATCCCAATCCCATTCTCCAAAGCCTACATTGTCCTTAATTATAAACTCCTTCTGTTGCTCATCAGTTAAGTCACTTGCTTTAATAACTGGCACTTCTTTTAATCCTGCTTCTATACATGCCTTTAATCGCATATTACCACCTAACACAACCATATCCTCATTAACTACAATAGGTCTCAATTCTAACATTTCAGGAAAGTCTTGTATAGACTTAACTAATTTTTTAAACTTATCGTCACGAATAACTCTTGGGTTTGATTCATTTGGTTTTACCTGATCAATCTTTATTTTTTGTATTATCATTCTGTTTAATTATTAAAAATATAAAAGTAGTGTCTAATAGGCCAATCAAAGTATTTTACCTTCATCGCTCTAACTTCAAATATCGCTATCTTTGTCATCATTATTTAACTTTCTTACTTTCAAATAGTTCATACTTCTTTAGTAAATGTGAATAGTTTTTAACTTGTTTCTTATTGTCAGAATAAAAGTCATCTTGCTGAATAGCTAAGAACGGATAACAGGTTAATGTTAATAGGTTGCCTAACTTAGAGCCAGTTGCCCACTTGTCTATATGATAATTGTCAGGAGCTTCTAGGAATCTATCATAAGCCTTTTCGAATACGCAATAACAATGAAACCCTGAAACATTATCCACTTGCTTAAAAAATGGCATCCCTTTATAATTATCTAACTGGGATGTAGTATAAAGACCTCCGAGTAATATATCTACTTCTTCAGGGCAAATGTTAACCATATTCATAAATAGTAAAAATGAATCTTTGTCGGTAAATTTAACATCGTCTTCCATTATTATAACATATGGCCAATTCTGTTCTTTAGCCTTCGCCACTACTGACCTATGCGCCTGACTTATTCCCGCTTTAGGTGAACTGGTAAATATAGCCTTTTGAATCCCGAAGGTATCAATACCAGCATATTCAGTTTGCTCCTTTAGGTTTTTAACCCGCTCTTCTCTCTGATCATTATGAATTACAAATATCATCTTGCCATTATTAAATTCTCTCTATTCATACTAATAATCTTAAAACCTTCAAATTTAATAATATAATCAATATACTTATCAGTTTCTTTAGAATTAGTCTCAACGCAAACCATTTTACATTTAACTTCATCTAGGTTAATCTGCTCTAATATCTCGTAATCTAATCCCTCACAATCTATACTAATAAAATCAAAAGTCTTATACTTAGCAAATTCTAGGAATGATTTAAAGTCTAGCATCTGTACTTCTGCTGACTCAAACTTAAATGCGCCACGCCATCTATCTACTTCAGACTGCTTAACCGTTGAATAGTAACTATCATTCATTTGCATCGTTACTGTTTTATTCTCTGTGCCTATTGCAAACCTATATTGAATAACTTTATTATATTCCTTTAGATTATCGCATAGCTTTTCAAATATTACTGGATTAGGCTCAACGCAAATACCTGACCAACCTAACTGAGTTAATGCTCTTGTGTTAGATAAGTCTATCCCATCGTAAGCCCCTAAGTCTAAAAATGTACCTTTAAAATTTTTAAAGTAACTAAGAATTACTTCTTCTTCGTTGTTTTGTGAATACATAATGGTATAATGGTTTTGTTATTCTATGCTCATTTTTAAATACTTTGTTATCATTTAACCTCTTCGCCCATTCGTAATCCTCTCCGAAATTAATATCCTTAAATTTATAAGGCAAAATCAATTCTCTCTTCATACAGGCAATGTGATTAGGAAATCTTCGATAACTAATTTTACCATTTTGTTTTACCGTATCATAAGGTAAGCCTAAACCCATCTCCCAATATGCTTGATTTTTTCCATTCGTTGTGATGTAACCATTAATCGGTATAACATCGGCATTGGATCTAATAGCAGTCATTAATTCTAATACGTAATCATTACTAGGCATATCGTCATCGTCAACGAAAACAATATATTCAGACTTAGCCATTTCTATAAGGGAATTACGCTTATGCCCTACCGTCATATCCCCTCTTTTGTCTATTAATGAAATAATGGAAACGCTATTATCAAATCCACAGGTATTTATTTGAGCCTTTAAATTATTGACAAGCGCATTAAATGAATCACTACGCTCAAATATCGAAGGTATTAATATTGAGAGTTTAATCATTCAGCTTTCTCCTTACCCACTCCTTATGATGAGTATCTTTAATTTTACCTTTTATTTGATCCTTAGTTAATCCAAAGTTTTGTTTGAAACGCTTTAAATATATTGCCTCACCTTCACTCCACGTTGCATCGTTGCGTTGGTTAATGGCATCTTTATTCTTTAACTTAGTATAATGATTATGCTTGAATATAATATCTAATCGGTAAACGGTTGCATCTAATAAATCACAGACACTAGATAGGTCTGTGTCGCAAAACATGTGTTTGTATAGTGGATTATAAATGTAACCTAGTTTCTCATACAATGCCCTATCCATAATTGGCAAGGTTGCTATCCATTGTTGAGAGCCATCGTTAGTCTTTAATAATTTGCACTTATAGCCTTTTAAAGCCTTTCTTATTGTAGTGTCCCATCCTTTTGGCCACTCATCAAAATCATCTGAGGCTACCATTAGTATTTTACCTGTTGAAGCCTTTGCGCCGTTGTTTATAGCACCGACACAATACCTATTATCGCTAACAAGTGTAATAGGAGTATATATACCGCAGCTAATATTCGTATAATCTTTAGTTTCATCATTGTCAATAGATATTATGTATTCGATTAATTTAGGTTTATCTGCCTTAGAAATCATTTCATTAAAAACCTTACT